GCAGCAGACAGTTGAACAACGTCGCCGTTATAGATAGCAGCGGTGTTGTTGGTAGACAGCTTCACTTCGCGGGTAGAACCAGCGTAAGACTGCCCGCCAATCAGGTTTACAGGCTTAAGCCCGTAGGGAGAGAGCGTCGAGGCCATAAAAGACTCCTAGTTAAGTACCAGAACCAAAACCCACGCCCCGGCTCGTAGAAGTCTTCTTCTCCGAGAACAGCGGCATGCGGGGGTCATTGTTTCGCATAAAGTTGTTGTCAACCGAATCAACCTGCGCTTTAGCTTGGTTAGCGTAGTACTCGTCGCGTGCTTGCGCACGTTCTTTGGCCATCTTGCAGAGCATGAGGCCGCCGATTTCGACGTTTCCTGACTTGTTACCCAGCAGCATCAGTTCAGGGTGATCGGAAGCCTTGACCGGTTCCCATCCTTCGCGCAACTTCTTGGACACGTTGGTGGGGTCTGCCTGTCCGAGAACGTGAGTCGCTACCCAGCGATACACGTATCCGGGCTCAGGATTAGGGTCAGGCAAGGAACTCGGGGGTGTGTACACCATACGAGCAGTTTTTTCGCGTGAGGCAAGCTCACGAGGGGTGCGGGCTTCAGCCATTTGATTTCTCCATTTTTGCGATTTCAGCAGCGTATTGCTGTGGGGTAAGTCCAAACTTGCGAGCCAACGCGACTTGCGTGGACGTAAGCTGAATCTTTTTTGCGCCAGTAGAGCGAGTCCCCGGAGCTACGACCGTTGCTGGCCGCTTGGATCCATCACCGGACTTTTGGGTATTGTCCGAACCAAAGAAATCCGAAAACACCGAACGCAGGCGAGCATCAATCTGCTCGAAATACTCATCAGAGCGAGGGTCTACCCCCGAATTCACTAGCTTTTGGTGCAGCCCTAGTGAAAAGCTGGTCATATCCTCGTGCCCTGCTGCCCCAAACCACTGGTTTTTTGCCTGCCAGCGCAGTGTCTTTTCATCGACCTGGGGTGCTTGTTGCACTTGTTGAGGGGTTTGTACCACTTCTTCTTGCGGCTGTAAAGCAACTTGCCGGGCATACCGGGCTTGCTGCAAACGCATCTTCGCGTCAGCCATTTCTTCCTGTGCCGAAATAATGGCATCAGTATCAAACGCTTCGTGCGCAGCCTTCAGTTTCTTGCGCGCGTTATCCAACTCCAACTCAGCCGCAGAACTGGCCGTCTCAGCGTGTTGCTTGGCGCCTTCGTTGTACTGCTGTTTGAGTCGGCGGTTCTCGTCGATCAGGGCTTGTGCAACCCGTTCGAGTTCCTGCTTCTCGCGCAGCGTCGACTCCTTCGCACGGCGTTCATCGTGCCGAGCGTGCGTAAGCTCCTTGATGCGCTTCTTGACGCCATCAGAGTACGCTTCCAACTCATCGTCAGACGGATCCGCAACTTCACGATCCAGCGGCTTGCGACCGCGATCTTTCGCAGGAGTATCGTCAACGATCTCAACCTCGAAGTCATCGCCGCTGTCGACGACAACCTTCGACTCTTGCTCATCGGGGAACTTAAATTCTTCAGTCATAGTGCCTCCTTACGCAGCAACGCGGCTGATGCCGCGAGGGTCTTCCACAACGGCGTCAATCTGGTCGTCGTTAAGCAAACGGAACTCTTTGCCGTAGATCTTGAACCGGGTGCCAGAGTAGGTGCGAACCAGAACAAAGTCGCCTTCTTTACACCACGCACCAGACGGGAACTTGGCTGCGTCTTTGTACGCATCCGGGCCGACCTTCAACACGAACAAAACCGTCGTGGCGTGTTCCTCAGACTTCATGAATGCCTCGGCCTTAACGATGGACGAGTTTTCAAACTTGTCTGAAACATCTGGAACAACGCACAACAGCTTGTAGCCCGTAGGTTGGGGAACCTGCGTGGCTTTCTGCTCTTGCGGAGTGTCTTCCGGTTTGTCCACAGGTTGAATAGGTGCTGGCAGGCTGATGCCTGGGGGCAAAATGATGTTACTCATCTGATTGTTCGACTTTCTCTAGCAGAGCCAGTAGGTGGGATTCTGCGATCGCTAGGCCCTGAATCACGCCGCAGAGTTTCTGATACTCGTCAAAAGACCGACAACCCCCACCCGCGAGGTCGTCAGCGTAGTTATTCATGTCCGTGCGTAGTTTGTTGCGCAGTACGCTTGCGAATTCTTTCATCATAACGGACGTTATTCCTTAGTTTGTTTCTGTGCGCTCTGCATCGCGGCTTGTCGGGCCTGCGTCGCAGCCTGCTGCTTACTCTTGGCAATATCTATCCCCATACGCACACCTTCGCGTTGTTGCTGGGCTTGCAGGTTCTGCTGCTTATGCTCGACGTCTTTGCTGATTTTGAGCATGCTTAGTTCGGAGGTGTTCTCCATCTTCTCGCGCTCGATGTCGATGCGATCCGACTCGGCAGCCGCGTTGATCTGCATCTGCTTTTCCTTGATGTCCAGCTCGCGTGAGCGGAGCTGCAGTTCTTGCTGCTGCATCTGGAGGACGGGATCCTGCGCCTGTTGCTGGGCTTGCTGCTGTGCAGCCATTGCTTGGTTCTGCTGGAGCAACTGCTGAGCAGCCTGAGCCATCATGCCGGACATGGCGATCTCGACCTCTGGTGGCAGCTTTTCGTCTTCTGGAGGCAGGGCCATGCCGAGTTGTTGCTCGATCTTCTGACGGTAGCCGTAGCCTACGTGCTCGGCGATGTGTGCCTGCATGGCGGCCATCAGTGCCTGTGCCTGGGGGTTCTGCCCCATAAGCTGCATGATTATCGGATCCTGCATTGCTGCCATGTGCACCTTGATGTGTGCCTCATGATCCTGGTGTATGAACGCCTTCAAGGGCTTGCCCTTGAGCACGAACATGTTCTCTGTCACGGGGTCAACCGGCTTCTGATCCTCGGGCAGGGCGACTAGCTTCTCGGCGTTCTTGATGCCAAGAACCTCCAACATGCCACGGTGGAGCTGGGGCAGGTCGTAGATCTGTGGGGCGCTCTGGGCAAGCTGGATGACTGCTTGGTACTGTACGACGCGCTGTGCCAGCGTGGTCGCGTTCGGGTCGGACACCGGGATAATGTCGACATGCTTGAAGTCTTCCTTGCGTGCGGTCTGGCGACCTGTCTCGGGCTCGTAGCTGTAGTCGGCCTCAGCGTAGTCGGCGATGATGTCCTTGAGCAGACCCAGCTCTTGCTTGAGCGCGTAGTGCACGCGGGCCTGCACAGCCGACATGACCTTGAGCTGACGCTCCAGCAGTGCGAGGGTGGTGCCCACCGGGGCCTGGGCTGACATGTCGCTGATCTGCATATCGGCGGTGGCAGCGAAGCGGCGGCCTTCTTCAACGATAGTGTTGAGCAGGTTGTACAGCGTTCCGCTGGGTTCCTTGTAGGGCAGGGGCAGGATGCTGTCGCGCATCGCACCAGAGCCCACGTCCACGTCACGCCACTCGCCTGGAGCGATGGGGGTATCGTCACCCTTGATGCGCAGACCGCGAGACTTCAAGCCACCGGGCAGGTTAGACAGCGTACCTGCGTCCACCAACTGTCGCATGATGGCCGTTGCCGACTTGGCGAAGCCGCCGATCAGGTGGAACAGCCCGAAGCCGTAGGGGCCGAAGCCTGGGATGTAGTTGTACTGGACGAAGTGTTGACGCTTGAGCTTGAGATCGTCGTCTTCTTTCCAGTTCCTGCGGATAGACAGGACGGTGTTGGTGCCGCGAATGATCGTGATGACGTAGGGCAGTGCGATGCCGGTAAGCTTGCCGTCTTCCTCGTGCTCGAAGCCGGGCAAGTCCAGGTCAACGCAGCACTCATACAGGACAAAGCGCTCGTCATTGATGTCGCTGAAGCCCGTTTCGTTGTCCTTGGCCTTCTGGATATCGTCTTTGGTGTGTTCCGGCTCGCCAATCTCGGCTTCGCAGTAGAAACCGGCCTGCTGGAGCTTCAAAATCTCGTTCTTTGTCTTGCGCATAACGTGCGTTACGCGGTACGAAGAGCGTGCATCGGTGACGCCGTAAGGCAGCAAAATGTCTTCTGCGGGGATAAATATCGACGTTTGACGGTCTAAACTGGGGTCAAAATACACTTTTTTGAACGCACAGCCTGCGGCGGGCAGGTTCCACAGCATTTTCTCGTGCTCTGGCCGAAACTCCTGCATGCGCTCTGTAATCTGGTAGTTCATGTCTTCAACGACACGTTCTGCGGCTTGTTTTTTCTCTGGCGTCTCTTTGCCGATGATCTTCGACTTGACCGGGCCTGCGGCTGGGAACGTCTCGGTGATGGTCTCGCTTTGGAAGCGCACCACAGCCTCGGTGATCATGGGGTGGAACACGCCACAAGCGCCGTTCCAAGGCTCTGTACGTTCCTCGTACTTCAGACCCAAGAGCTTCAGGCCATCGATGTAGGTCTGCTCCCAGTCCTTGCGGCTGCTGCGGTCGTCCTGGATGTCGGACTCAAGCTCTGAGGCCATTGCCTGCATCTTAGCCGCGTCCATGTACTCGGCGAGGTTAGCGTCGAAGTCCTCCGCGCTGGGCTCTTTGGGCTTGATGGTGAGGTCTAAGTCTCCAGCGTGGATGGACACTTCTTCGGGATCAACAATCTCGATCTCGATGGGCTCAGCGTCTTCTTGCTCTAGACCTTGCGGGGCTTGGTACAGGCCCTTGTCCATGAAATTAGTAGCCATAAGAACTCTTATCCTTAATAGTAAGCAGCAGACCGGCGACGAAAGAATTGGTCTTCGTCCTTCCTATCAGACGATAGCGACACAAACCCCCCGCGTCTATAGCGAGCCAAGGCCATCGACACGACGTCGACGAAATCGTCGTGCTCTCCGTGAGGAAACTCCGCGCATTCGTTGATAACCTCGAACGCCCAGCGGTGGTCTGGGGCCCAGACGACTTTATCGAAAAACATCGGTGCAACCGAGTTTACTCGCGCTCTCTTGTCGTTGGACACGCCTGCACCAGCGCGGGAGGGGCTGTACTCCTCCACAATCATGTCCATCTGCCGAAGCTCCTGGATGAGCGGTGCTCCTGCAGCCTTCTTCTCAATCAGCAGACACTCGGGCTGCCACTCCTTGTACTCATCCAACGCCTTTTGTTTGAGCTGTGGGAACTCCCAGCGCCCCTTGACCGCGTTGAGCATGATGATCTCATGGCGGCTGGTCTCTTCGTTGAACCACACGCCCCAGGTGATGCAGGCGCTGAAGTCGTTGTGGCTCTTCGTGTCGTGCGCCGTATCCCATACCTGGATCACAAACTCCACGTCCGGCGGGTCGTCCTTCTCCCATATCTGCCACCACTCGCGCTTGAGTATGGCCCCCTCTTCGGAGGTGGGCTCCTGCATGTACTGAGCGGCCCAGAACTGGGGCTGCATACCGGCCTTCTTGGCCAACAACTGATCCACAGGCCACTGCTCAGGCCACAGGCTCTTGCCAGACGGCAGGATGGCCGGGAACCGCACCTCAGTCCACGGTGTGCTGTTGGGGTTGTTCTCCGCCCAAGCCAGCGCTCTCCCTATGGGGTCCTTCTTGCCCCAGCGTGTCCCGATCATCACTATCCGACCACCGGGCATCAGGCGCTGTAGAGGGCCGACCTGCATGTACTCCCAAGCGGTGGCAAACGCAGCGTCTGGGTTGGCCAAGACGGCCTGCTCTGAGACCAAGTCATCCACCACCAGCAGGTGCGCGCCGTGACCGGCTACGTTAGCACCAATACCGATGGCCAGATACTTGCCCCCGGCGGTCGTTGTCCAGTTGTCAGCAGCACTCTTGTCCTTGGAGACCGTCGTGTTGGGGAAGATCTCTTTGTACTTGTCGCTGTCGAGCAGGTTCCTGACCTTACGCCCGAAGTCAGCGGAGAGCGCTGCCGTGTGGGTGGCCATCATGATGTGATGGTTGGGCATGTGCCCAAGGTACCAAGCTACAAATAGATATGCGATCGTCTCGGAATTGTGCGTTGGTGTGAGGTGTGTGCCCGCCAAATACAGCCCGTCCCCACTAGCCACCTGTATACAACGCCCCTTTGATGGTGATACCCGACGAACCGCTTTAATGCCGATCTGGCGTCTATCCCGTACGCGGTGCGCTTTTTTGCGAGGCAGCGTCCCGCCGCCTTGCCCGTCATGTGGCGTCCAATAGCATCGCCATGTTGGGGCTGTAGCTTTAATCTCGCGTTCGCGCATATCTTGAGGAACTTGTATCACGCCCACGCGGTATCCAAAACTGCGTGCTAGCTCGGCCACATCTCGCACAAGTCTTTCGCTAAGCCCATCAAAATGGATCCGCCCCGTCTTGTCCTGCGTTCCGTCTGTATCAACTAAACCGGCTAAAAGCTCCCGGCGCTGTCTCTCGCTGGCGTGCATGTACAGCGTAGGGATGTGTTTGTTGTTCAACACGCCAATAGCCCGCAACGATTTAACCACCCCAACAAAGTTTTGGTGAACAACCCCCGTATCTTTATGCACCCACCGCGACCCTTTTTCGTGCGGTATACGATCAACAATCCGCACAATGTCGTCCTCGGCTCCACAAATATCCGTTGCCGAAGATCGTCCGTCACCTAACCAAGCACCAAGGAAGTACGGATCCAGTGGTAGATCCGCATCGGGAAACTGCAAAGCATGCACTAGCGGTAGCTGAAAACGCGCTCGCTCCCCCGACAAGAGCTTCTGCTTTTCAAAAAACTTCGTTTCGACAGTGCGCCATTTAGCGCTGGCGCGGTCGTACACCGTCCACTCGTGGTTTTCGTGGCAGCGGATAACCGCCCCGTCAAACGTCTCTATTTCGCAGTCCTGCGTTTGCTCGTCACTGAGCCCCACAACTTCTGTAGGCATGCCACTGGGGTGGAACACCTTGTCGCCAACGATTAGATCCCCGTGCCGCACCCACCCCCTGTTCTGCGTCAAGATTGGAGTGTCGTGGTCTAGTTGTTTTCCGAAGCGTGGGGGCATGCTGACCGTTAGCCGCGTTTCTACACCGTCGCGCGCCTTGTGCAACAACGGCTTCATATAGCGGTGGTGAGGGCCCTCTTTCCAATCCGGATAAATATGAGCGCAGAACGCGAGAAAGTCTTCACGACACCTCTTTAGCAGCTTCTTGTGTTCGAGCGTTTCCAGCTCCTGCAACAGGGCTTCTTTCTCTGCCAGCGGCATGTATGGCAGGCTGGCCACCAGCGAAGCGATTGCTTCAGACGAGAGTTCCTCAAGCATCTCGGCGCTCGACTACTTGCCCGATCTCTGCGTCGATGGACTTCACATCGATAACTTCTGCGGGCGTGGTGCTGGATGGAATGGCGGTGATGAACTTAGACAGGCGCTCGCGCAAGCGGCTCTCGATCTCTTCCTCGCTAGCGTCCTTTTTGGTGACTTCGATGCGCTCTGTGAAGAGTGCGACCTCCGTGACGTTGCCTAGCATCTGCAAGGCTTTCAGCCGGACGTTAGCGTTGGGGTTGTTTGTCTCTTCAACGATTTTGGCGACGCAATACCCACGAAGCTCTTTTGCTTGGTGAATGAAGTCCCAGTCATAAGCGGTCAGCATCCCTGTGAGGTGCTGCACTGCGGCGGGTGTCTTGATAGAGACAAGCGCTTTCTTCTGTGCGTTGCTGTCGGCGTCGAAGTTCAACGCTTTGAACGCTTCTCTGGCAACTTTCTGCTCGGCCTTGGCGTCTACATCAGCGTCGGAAGGGGCTCCTAGCTCTTCAAGCCACTTTGCGGTCTCCAGTTGCGCGTCAAGCACAGCGCTAACCTCCGCAGTCTCAAGCGGTACGAAGTTGCCAGGCGGTGATATTTCCGGCTCGAAGTGCACCAAGTTCTCAAACATTTTCATATGCGTAGATGACAGATTTGCCCTCTCGTTGGTTGCAGTGTACATTTACTTTGTGCTAAGTGCACACCTCTCCTGTTAGTTCATGTTATGACTCCTCGTTTGCCCGCAACCCAGCGGGCATTTTTTTGTCTGGGCATGTTAAAACTTTGACAAGTGTTCATGCAAAATTTTTATAGTGGGGGTGGGGGGTCTAATTATTCAAAAACCCGACAACACGCGGAGCTTGTTTAAATAGGCATATTGTTGCTGTGCAAAATTTTTATAGTGGCCGTTACTTAAATTGGCATAATTGTACAGCGTGGTTGTGAATTACTGTTTCCCGCGCGACCCCTGGCCCTTGTCGCTCAGCGGTGGGGCCGGGTACGGTGGGGTCGCGCTATCCCCGATTGGCCAGAATCCAAGCGAACCCAGGCGAACCCAGGCGAACCCAGGCGAACCGATGCCGCTGTGCTGGGCTGTGCTGGGCTGTGCTGCTGGGCTGTGCTGCTGGGCTGTGCTGGGCTGTGCTGCTGGGCTGTGCTGCTGGGCTGTGCTGCTGTGCTGCTGGGCTGTGCTGCTGGGCTGTGCTGCTGGGCTGCTGGGCTGTGCTGCTGGGCTGTGCTCGATCTTTTTATGCTTTGTTGCAAATAAATGCTTTACCGATCAGTTTATTTCGTGCACAATCTCTGCATCGAATCAACCCCACCCGGAGGCTTAAATCGTGACCCAAGACCTGTACGCTATTGCAAAACAACTCGATGAAACCGCGCAAGGCATCAGCTATCACGGCAACGCGCTAGATGTTGCGAGGGGTCTCCCGTGCGTGACGGCTAACGATGTGCAGTGCCTCAATAAATGGTTGCATGGCACGAACACAGCATCGGACGGGTTCAGACTTCAGGAAATAGCTGGCTACGTTCGCGAATACGCCATAACTCAAGCCGCACAGCAGAATGAAACATGGCTTGCCTGGGTCGACGGCAACGAAGCCGAAGCCCTTGAGTTCACTGCCCCCGCTGACGCGATCACGTTCGACGTTGCGCAAGCTGGCGCTGATGCGCTGGGGATCGACATATGCGAAACCTTGAACGTAAAAAGGAAATAAACGCCTAGCTTGGCTTGGCTTGGCTTGGCTTGGCTGAACGTAGGTCCCACGTCGTTAACTAGTTAACGATCTTTTTATGTTTTGTTGCAAATAAATGCTTTACCGATCAGTTTATTTCGTGCACAATCTCTACATCGAATCAACCACACCAAAGGAATGAACATGCAGGCAACCATCCACATTCTTTCCGACGCTCGCGGCATTTACATCCCCCGAGATTTTTTGACCGACAGCCATGGCGCTGTAGCACGCGAGCATTGCGAAGCATGGGGGCTAACATCGGACAATGAGTCTTGGTGGGTCGACGCGACTGATCCCGACTCAGAATGCTATTGGGACGCGTGGGATTGGGTTCTTGACCACGCTAGATTTACAACACAGGATGGTGACGTTTACCACCTGCACCAAGATGGTGGCCTCTGGGGGCTCTGCCATGCGCGTATGACCGACGAAGAGAAAGCTAATTTTGGTTTCGACTGCTAACGACCCCGGGGGCACATGCCCCCATCAAACACCACACCAAGGAGAATTATCATGACACTCGAACAGATCCAAAGTTTCATTCGCTCGAATGGTTTCGCATGGCCCGGCGGGTACCCCACGGCCCTCCTCATGGCGGATGGGGAGGCTATCGACGCGCGCAGCACGCGCGAGAATTACCGCCTTATACGTCGGGCTATGCAAAGCCCGGGCAGTGATCGGCAGTGGGAGCCCCTCGAGGCATTCATCCATTGGGAGGGCGCGCCGATAGAATGCGCACACTCAGGCCGATCCATCCCTTCAGCCTATGGCGAGGAGTCCGCAGCATGAACCGCGCGGATGTTCTCTTTGCAATCGCCCTAGGCACTCTCGCGGGGTACGTTTTCGCACAGTACCTCTAGCCCCAGGCCCTCACGCAACCCGTGAGGGCTTTTTTGCACCCACAATTTCCACACTATGCACACGCAAATAAATAGCCACCTTCTCTTTTTACTGCACACCCAGCGCATGCCCTACCGCGCGGCACTGAGCAAAACCGCGGCACACTTTCGCACCCATCCCCATATCGTCGAACGGATTTTTTATCGTGGAAAATAAACGAAAGGCATTTTCGAGCTTTTTAATCAAAACTGCTTAATAAAGAGGCATCAAAGCTGTTTATACGTTTTTACACTTCACAATCCCGAAAAAAGATCGTCAATCGGTACCCGCCAGCCCGCATGAACGCTAGCGCTAGGGGGTGACTGGCTTTGCGTCCCTATATATATCTACTATAAAAAGAGTTTTATATATATGTCGCTTTTTTTGTCCCTTTTTCCTTTCTTTTCCTTTGTGGTTGTTTTTTCTTTGAAAAAAAAGAAATTTTTTTCCTTTGCTTAATTGTTGCGGAAAACGTCGGACGGTAAGCCAGAACCCCCTAAAACCCGCATGGATGCTCACTCTCCGCGGTTTTGCTCAGGATCTGCGAAATGGCGAAAAATAAAATAAATTGCCAGTAGGGGGGGTGACTATTTCCGAAAACCCCGCAGACCCGCATGGATGCTCACTCTCCGAGTTCTTGCTGTTTTTAGTGTCAAACGAAAATAAAATGCCCGACCCCCCGCCAGCCCGCATGAATGCTCACTCTCCTCAATTTTGCTCACCACCTTCCAATCTTTTAAGAGCCGGTTTTGTTGCTAAAATACAACACAAATAGTTGAAATAAACTGTTGCATGACAATTTATTCCGTGGCACAATCTCTCTTATCGGATCAACAAACGAAAGGAAACACAACATGAAAAACCTTCAATCTGCCCCGCTTTGGGTCGACATCAACCCCCGCTCATACGCTACGCCGACGGTAGTGCGGTTCAGAACCCCCACTAGTCAGTTCAGCTGGGCCCCTGCGCCACGTTTTCTATACGCTGTGTGTGGCACCGAGTACGGTTACCTGCACACCGCCGCTGGGGATGTGCGCACATGGGGTAGCTACTCTGGGGCACGCAAAGCCGCACTAAAAATTCAGACAATTGTCTGAAACTTAAAAAGTTACCTGCTCACCACCCACCATCAACAAAGGAATCACATCATGGCCTGCCTTATGAACTACGTAATTCAATGCCTCGACGTCACAACGGGTGAAACAGGTTGTTTCCTGTTCGACACTGCGCATTGGCAGGCGACAGGGGAGTTCAAAGCAATAAGCCCTGTGATGCCCGGTCTGCCTCAGTTTTACGCGTGGGACAACGCCAACGGCAGGAAGCGTGAGGGGTGTTACCTCGAACGTACTAAAAATTCAGACGTATTGTCTGAAACTTAAAAAGTTTCCTGCTCACCACCCACCACCCACCATAAACAAAGGAATCACATCATGGCAAACGCAACCACCACCCTCACCGCACTCCTTGACGACATCGTCGATGTTCGCGACCTTATCGACCGCTTCGAATCCCTCGAAAGCCTGCACGACAACGATGACGAAAAAGAAGAATTCGGCACGCTTAAAGAGATATTAGCCGCTATCAAGGGCCTAGGCGGTGACGAAAAGTGGCGCGGCGACTGGTATCCCGTCACGCTCATCCACGAGCGTTACTTCACCACCTATACGCAAGAACTCCTCGAGGATACGGGGATCATTCCCACAAACCTCCCCGACTGGGTCGCCATCGATTGGGAGCGCACCGCCGAAGCTGTACAGGAAGACTATACGCCCATCGAGATAGCCGGTCACACGTACTGGACCCGCTGAACACAACACCCCACCTACCACCCAGGGGCTTCGGCCCCATCAACAGCCAAGGAGATAGAAGCATGCACGCATATCACAAAGCCGAGAAGTTTGCAGCAGAAGTCACAGCATTTTGGGCTGCTTCAGTCGGCAACGGTCTCAATCGCTTAGAGGAGTTCAGCTTGCTTGTCGAGTGGCACGAAGCGATTGAGGAGGCGAAAGCGCTAGCCCTCTCGCTTCGAGATTGGGTGGCAGTTGATGATTTTGACGTGATGCAGGAAGAGTGCGAGATGTGGCTCTCAATCAATTAACTATTCTCGGGGCTTCGGCCCCATCAATCAGCAGGAGCAACTACGCCATGAAAAATGCAACCACCACCCTCACCACCCTTCAACGTTGGACACGCCCTGATCATTATGCGGGGGCTGATTGGCCTGAATATTTCGTTTTCCTTGGGCAAAGCCGTGACAGTGACGCGCTGACACGCTCGAATTTTGTGCGGGGGCTAGAGCTCATCGGTGGTGAGTCTGACACAGTGCGCATAGTACGGGAGCGACACTGGGGCGTGGGCTGGGTCGAGTGGATAGCCGTCCATGAGAGTGACGCGCAGGCCTTGGCGAAGGCGGATGAAATAGCATTGGCGCTCACGGACCACCCCGTTGTCGATGAGGATCACTTCTCACAGCTTGAGTGGGACGAAGCCGCCGCGTATTGGGAGCGCATGACAGTCCGCGACAGAGCAGACTATTGCGACCGTGCCGGACTGTCGATATTTGCCGCACGTCGTGACTACCTCCCCCCGGACGACACCGGGGCGCTGCTGGAACTGCTCAGAGGCTGAACACAACCCACCCACAACCCACCC